AACCGAGGCGCCCCTCGCGAGCAGCTCTCGCACCACCTCCAAGTGGCCGTTCTGGCTGGCGATGAACAGAGGCGTGGCGCCGTTTTTCTCAGCAGTGTCCACCGCGGCGCCCCGCGCGAGCAGCTCCCGCACCACCTCCAAGTGGCCCGTGTAGCTGGCGATGTACAGAGGCGTCCAGCCGTCGTTCATCGCAGTGCCCACCGCGGCGCCCCGCGCGAGCAGCTCCCGCACCACCTCCAAGTGGCCGTTCTGGCTGGCGATGAACAGAGGCGTGGCGCCGTTTTTCTCAGCAGTGTCCACCGCGGCGCCCCGCGCGAGCAGCTCACGTACTATCTTTAAGTTTCCATCTTGGCAGACAAGGAGCAGAGGCGTAATGCCGTTTTTATCCGCAGTGTCCACCGCGGCGCCCCGCCAGAGCAGCTCCCATACTACTTTAAAGTATCTATTCTGGATTGCAATGTGCAGTGGCGTGACGCCGATTTTGTTTACAGTGTTCACCACGGCGCCACGCTCGAGCAGCTCCCGCACCACCTTCACGTGGCCTTTCTGGCTAGCGAAGAAAAGAGGCGTGTTGCCGCGGTTGTTTGCAGTGTTCACCATGGCGCCTCGCGCCAGTAGCTCTAGAACCACTGTTAAATAGCGATAGCCTATAGCGATGGACAAAAGCGTAGCACCGTTTTTGTATTTATAATTAACATTAATACCCTTTTTAATCAAATTATTAATTGTATTCATATCTCCACTCGCACACGCTTTTAGAAATGTATTATAGTCCATCGTAATTGTATTACAATTATTTATAGTTTATGTAAATAATGTATTTTTCAATTTTTAATATAAAATTGATTATTATATTTATTATTAATAATACTTATATAATAAAATGGATAATCAAATTCAACTGTTTATAGATCATTGTAATAATAATGATTTACAAAAAGCAAAAGAAATATATAACCCCAAAATAATAAATATAAATACAATTATATATGATACACACACTAGTAATATTCAAGGACCATATAATATATTTGAATGTATGTGTATTAAAAATAACTTGGAAATAATTAAATGGTTTATTGAATTAGGTATACAACTAATTCATTACAACAATGGATTTATTAGTGCTTGTCAATATAATAATATAGAAATAGTAAAATATTTATTTGATAATAAAAAAGAAATAAATTTAGATTTTCAAGCATCTTTTATTGTATGTTGTTATCAAGGACATTTTGAATTATTAAAATGGTTATACTCTAATACTAAAATAGATATACATGTAAATAATGAAACACCATTTTTATATGCAATTACAGAAGGACATTTTGATATCGCCCAATGGTTATATCATACATCAATTGCAAATGAAAAAATTATAGATATACATGCAGAAAATAATTATGCATTTATATATTCGTGTAATAATGGTAGATTAGATATATGCAAATGGTTATATTTAATTAGTAATAATACAATAGACAAACATATGGATGATGATATGCCATTAAAAGCGGCAGAATTAAGTGGCAATCAAGAATTAATTGAGTGGTTAGAAAATTAAATTTCTAATAGAATAATAATGTATAATGCATATGTTATTAGTTTAGACAATCCAGAAAAATTATTAAATCAATTATCAGAATATAAATTGAATCCAATTTTAATTGAAGGTGTAAATGGTTCTAAATTAACAAGTAAAGAAATAAATCAAAATGCAACATTTTTATGTTCACTATTTTGTACTAAAAGTATAATCGGAATTGGAATGGCACATATTAAAGCATGGAAAGAATTTATAAAATCAAAAGAAAAGATGGCATTATTTTTTGAAGATGATGCAGTATTTGTAGATAATTTTAGAAATAAATTAGATGATGCAATAGAAAATACACCTAATAATTTTGATATATTATATTTAGGATGTTTTGGTTGTGGATCACCTATTAATTTTTTTACATTAATAAATAATGGTATAGTAAATTTAAATGCAAGTAAAATAAATAAAATAATAAAAAAACCAGAAATAGCATTTGCATTACATAGTTATATATTATCACGAAAAGGGGCAAAGAAATTAATTAAATATTATGATAAAAATATTAGTTATTATATTGATTATACAATTCAATATTTAATTAAAAGTGATTATATAAATGCATATTCATTAAATAAAAGAATTGTGTATCAAACATCTACAGATGATACAATGTCAACAAATAATAATAATACACATCCAATGTTAATTACTAATTTATTATCTAATTATTATATTGATACAAAAGTAAAAGCTAGTTATATGGCAAATTTAACATTTATGAGAGTTGGTGATATAAATTTATCTATATTTTCAACATTATTTATATTATCTGGAATTATTTTATCTACAACCGATATTAATATATATAAAATAACAGGTGTTTATTTACTATTAAGTTCTCTTGATATATATATGAATTCACATAATAAAATGATATTAATACATTATTTTTTATTGATAATACCATATATTATAATTAAATATTTTGATTTGTGGAAAACATTAGATTAATATGTGATAATAATATTTCATATGGATATTTTAAAAAATAATTATCAAAATTTATATTACTTTTTATAATATCTTGTGTGTATACATTTAATTTTTGAATATTTTTATTTTTATAAATAATATTATCATATCTTGCAGGATATATACGCATATTTACTTTAAGATTTAAAAAATTTACAATCCATGGCATTGATGTATCAATTGATAATATTAAATGAGCATTTTCGAGTATTTTAATATAATCAAATATATATTGTGATTTTACTTCATTTAATCGACTATCTTTATTATTTGAGTTATTAGATATTTTAAATATTGGTAAATTTATATCTTTAGTATAACTATCATTTATTAAGAAATTTCGTTTTTCATCATCTATTATTATAACATATTTATTTCCTACTATATTTATTAATTTATTATATAATATATTTTCTCGATTATAATCTCTTACTATTTTAAAATAATTATATGCAATATTTTCATCTAAATCTAAAATATTATAATGTCTTGTAACATTATTTATAAATATATTATTATATATAAAATTAATTTTGTTATTATTGCATATATTTAATAAATTTACATATGTAATATTATACTTACTATATAAATTATTTATTTCATCGTCAATTGGAAAATAATAATTTATATACTGTATAAAATATATATCTGGTAATTTATATATTAATATATTATTTAAATCACGATACATATATGATATTTGATTATAATATATGTTTTTACATGTTAATATTACTTTATTATATAATGTACAATAATATCTAATTGCTCCATTCATTATAATATTATCTCCTAATTCTGGGGATATAATTATAAATAAATTACTATTTTTATCACTTAAATTATTATTTATATATTTTATTAATTTATTTTTCCATTTTAATGTTATTTTATCTATTTTTATATTATATTCATATATAATGTAACATACACAAATAAATATTATAATCAAATAATATCTATTTATATCCATATTATATATTGATATAAATATATTTAAAATTATTATTTATAAATATATAATATGGATAATATTTATTTAATTACAGTTGCAACACATAATGAAGGATATTATAATGCATTAAAAAAAAGTGCACATAAAAATGATTATGAATTAGTTACTTTAGGTTGGGGTCAAAAATGGGAAGGATTTATAATGAAATATAAATTATTAATGGAAAATTTAAATAAATTTGATGATAATGATATAATAGTATTAACAGATGCATATGATGTAATCGTTACAGATAAAAAAGAAGTAGTTATCGAAAAATTTAAAAAATTTAAAAAACCAATATTGTTAAGTAAAGATGGATATACAGGTGAATCTATTTTTAATTATTTACATGATACAATATTTGATACATGTCATAATTATAGAATATGCGCAGGTTTAATGATGGGATATGTATGGGCATTAAAAGAATTAATAATTTTAATGTGTGGTAATAATTTAGAAAAATGTAAAGAATTAAATTTAGATGATCAGATGCTAATAATAAATATATGTAAAAATAATAAAAATTTTTTTACTAAAAATATCGCCATCGATAATAATAGTGAAATATTTTATAATACATATGGAAAAGTAGATAAATTACAATTTAATTTTAATGTAACAGATATATTTTATATTAATAAAAATAAATTATATATAAAAGATACAGATATTAGTCCGTGTTTTATTCATGGTCCTGCAAATACTAATTTAAATAATGTATGTTCTTTTTATAATTTACCAATATCAAAAAAATCATCAAGAGATATGTTATATCGTATAAAATTATATGCTAAACCTCAATATCTAAAAAAATTTTCAGATGAAATATTTAAATTAAAATTATTTGTTATTGTTATTATGTTAGTTATGGTTGGATTATATTTAAAAGATAAAAATTGAAATATTAATAATTATAATATTTTATAATTATAATTATTAGAAATGTCTCAACTAGAATACTCATCTGATTTAGATACTACCAATTTAGATACATATGAAATAATATCACAAGAATTTTCTAATTCTCGTACATATGTATGGAAATGTGTAAAAGATTTTACTAAATTAATTACTAAAAATAGTTCTGTATTAGAAATTGGTTGTGGAAATGGTAAGAATATGGATTATATTTTAAATAAATGTGATTGTAATATGATAGGAGTTGATACATGTCAAAATTTTGTGGATATGTGTAATGCAAAAAAGTTGCAAGTGTATAATAATAATATTAATAATATTCAATTTACAAATTCTAATTTTGATTTTATATTATGTATTGCTGTATTTCATCATTTATTATCAGAAGAAAATCAGGTAATTGCAATGAATGAAATTTTAAGAGTAATGAAACCTAATGCAATTGGTATTATTACATGTTGGTCAACCGAACAACCAGAAGATAGTAAATTTAGTTTTCATGAAGGTATTAATATTGTAATGTGGAAGGGTAAGAAAGAATTAAATAAAATAAGATATTATTATGTGTATAGTGAGAAAATGTTTTGTGAATTTTTTAGTAAATTTTTGAATATTGAGATTATAAATATATATAATGAGGTCGGGAACTGGATTATTTTTTTTAGGAAAAAACAATAGTTAACTGGATTATTTTTTTTTAGGAAAAAACAATAGTTAACTGGATTATTATTTTTAGGAAAAAACAATAGTTAACTGGATTATTATTTTTAGAAAAAATTGAATTAAATAATATTTTATTATTATCAATATAAATATTATAAATGGAAATAGTTGCTAATTTTTGTAATTGTATTATTGATGATAATCTTAATTATATAGAAATATGTAGTAAATGTAAAAGATCAATACATATTAAAAATCTTAAAAAATATTTTGATGAAATAAATATAACATTAACTGTAGATGATAAATTAATAATTATTAAGAAAATATTTGAATATTTATTAACATGTATTGATTTTTTATTATCAGAACAAAATTTTTGTAATATAATAAAAAATAAAATAGAAGAATTATTACAAGATCATAGATCCGAATCAATAAAAGATATACTATTAAAAGTAAAAAATAAAATAGAAAATAAATAAATTTTTTTAATATTATATTGTATGACTAATAAATTTAATTTACAACATTTTTTTGAATTTTTAAATAAATTTAATATAATACCTCTCGCATTTTCTTTTATTATATCATTAAATCTAAATAAATTATCAAATAGTTTTATTGAAACATTAATAGCACCAATGATTAATAGATTATTTAATAATTCAGATATAAAATTAAAAGACAGAGATTTTATTATATTTGATATTAAATTTGAATATGGGCTATTTTTAGTTAATTTTATTCAATTTATGTTTACATTACTTATTTTATTTTTATTATATTTATTATATGAAAATATTTCAAATAAAGAATTAAATTTACCATGAAGATTAATTTTGGCATTTAACAGCATGACTAATTATATAAAAGTAAATAAATTATTTTATAATATATATATATATTAACAAAAGATATGTCTATATCAATGATAATAATGATAGTTTTTGCATGTATTATTATTGATTTTGGGATATGGTTTGCATATACAAAAATGAAGGAAGATACTTTACAAGAATCATTAAGTAATGAACATATGTTTAATGTAGGAGATTAAAAATATATATATATATATTATATATAATGTAAAGTTACTTAGCAGAAGTACAGAGAGAAGAACAAACACGTCGTGAAGAACAACAAAAGCGAGAAGAAGAACGCCGTAAAAATGAAAAAATGATTGCAGATACTGATATAGCAATCAAGGTTGCTTGGGGTTTAGGTGGTGTTTTAGTTATTTTACTCTGTGGTACGATAATATATTGGTATCATTCAAGTAATGAATTGAAAAGAATACGAAATGAAATACGCTCATCACATGACTCATATACTGAAGAAGGTATGTTTCATGAAGGCGAATAAAAAATGAAAAATTTAATTAAAGAATAAATACTATTATATATATAGAAAAATGAATTATCAAGAAGATGAAGATAATGAAATTTTAATAAGTATCCCTTACAATGAGAATAATATTCTGATTGAAAGTAAAGATGTAGAAAGAATTTTATCTAATATTAAAATTAAAATTACTGTCAATAACATTGAAATTTTTCGTGAAGCAATGTCACATTATTCCTATGTAAATCAAAAATATTATTCTAAATTTTCAAAAGAAATGGCTGAAATGAAAAAAACAAGACATGCATTAGTAGAACTTCGTGATGTATCTAGTGAGCGTTTAGAATTTGTTGGTGATGGTACAATTAAAGATATATTATGTTCATATTTATATTTAAGATACAAGATTAATCCTAAAGGAGATGAGGGATTTATGACGTATTTAAAAACAAAGATAGAAGATAAATCATCATTTTCGAGATTTGCAAAAGAATTAGGGTTAGATACATATGTATTAATATCTAAACAAACTGAATTAATTAAAGGAAGAAATTCAGATAAGATTTTAGAAGATGCATTTGAAGCATTTTTAGGTGCATTAAAATTAGATCAGGGACAAGAAGTATGTAAAAAATTAATTGAATATTTTCTTGAGAATAGTGTTGATTATCCAACCTTAATATATCAGAATGAAAATTATAAAGATCAACTTATGCAATTGTTTCATTCTAATAAATGGATATCACCAATTTATTGGGAAATTAATTGTAAAGTAAATGGTACATCTACACAAAAAATCTATACAATGGGTGTATTAGATCCAATGACAACATTAGATGATAAAGGTAGACCAAATGATATTATTATTATTGCTGAAGGTGAAGGAACGTCAAAACAAAGGGCTGAACAACAAGCTGCGTTGAATGCATTGATTAAGTTTAAGCAAATTAAAGAGGGTCAGATAAAATAAATTATAAATTACAATATTAATTTATAATTTATTATTATGAGTAAATCAGATTTTCCAAATTTAGAAGTTAATGGAAGAATATTTCCTTCCTGGATTTTACAAAATTTTAAAAAATATTATTTAGAAGAAATTAAGAGAGAAGCAGGTGCAGATCCATGTGCCGTAAAAGAAGAAAATATTGCATTAAGAAAATATCAAGAATTTGTTAGTAAGTTTATGGATTATAGAAGTCCGTATAAAAGTGTAATGCTTTATCACGGGTTAGGATCAGGAAAAACAATTACAACAATTAATATTTACATGAGTTTGTATAATTTCTCTAGTCTTTGGAATGTTTTTATATTAATTAAAGCAACATTAAAAAATACTCCATGGATTTCTGATTTAAATAAATGGTTAACCCAAGATGAAAAAACAAAAAAAGATATGAAATCTAATATAAAATTTATTCATTATGATTCCCCATTTGCAGATCGTGATTTTATAGAAGCAGTACGAAGTGTAGATGCATCAAAAAAATCTTTATTTATTATAGATGAAGCGCATAATTTTATAAATAATGTGTATAATAATGTAACTGGACAAACAGGTCGTCGTGCAAGTTCAATATATGATTATATGGTTAGAGAAAAGAAAGATAATGATGAAACAAGAATAATATTAATTAGTGCTACCCCAATTATTAATAATCCATTTGAATTAGCATTAATATTTAATTTATTACGTCCAGGAATATTTCCAAATAGTGAACTTAAGTTTGAAGAAAAATATGTATCAACTGGAAAAATTAAACAATTAAATCCAGCGACTAAGAATATGTTTCAAAGAAGAATTTTAGGATTAGCATCTTTTTATATTGGTGAAACACCAGATTTATATGCTAAAAAAAGAGTATTAACAAAAGAAGTAATAATGTCGGATTATCAAACAGATATTTATAATTCATTTGAATTTATAGAAAAACAAATGGAAATAAGAAGAATGCAAAATAGATCAGAAGAAGGTAGTTTTATGTCTTATACACGTCAATCAAGTAATTTTGTATTTCCAGTAATTAATGATAAAGTAAATGGAGAAAAACGCCCCAGACCAAATCAATTTAAATTAGCAGATATAGATGCGGCTAAAATAGCCGAAGGTAAAACAGAAGAGTTTAAAGAATCATTAAAAGATATGGAAACAATTAAAGCAGTTGATTTATATAAGAAAACATTAGATGATTTTATTTTATCTACAGATAAATATTTTATGCAAAAAAATGCAGAAGATATTAAAAGAAAACATACTATTCAAGATGATATTAAAATATTTAAAGAAAAATACAAATTTAAATATAGAAAATTTATGGATGAACATAAAAATAAAAGTAGTTTGCTTACAGCATTATATGATTGTTCATGTAAAATGACAGCAATATTATTTTATGGTCTTAGAAGTAAAGGTCCTATTTTAGTGTATTCTCAGTTTGTATCTGCTGAAGGATTACAAATGTTTAAAATATATTTAAAACAATTAGATTATAATTCATATGGTGAAGGAGATGATTATTACCAATTTTTAGAATATCATGGTGGTATAGACGATGTAAAAAGAAAGAAAACAATTGAAATTTTCAATCAAATAGAAAATGTAGATGGAAAACTAGTTAAATATATATTAATAGCACCTGCAGGTAGTGAAGGTATTTCATTAAGAAATATAAGACAAATTCATATTATGGAACCATTTTGGAATGAAACAAGAATTATGCAATTGATTGGTCGTGCAATTCGTCAATGTTACCATAAAGATTTACCATTGGAAGAACGTACTGTAGATGTATTTAGATATAAATCAATTAAAAATAGTGGTGAATCAACAGTTGATGAAAAAATAGAAGATTTAGCAAGAAGGAAACAAATTTTAATAGATAGTTTTTTAATGACTGTAAAAGAAGCTGCGATTGATTGTAAATTATTTGAAAATCATAATATGATGAGTAGTAAATATCAATGTTTTCAATTTAATGAAAGTTCATTATTTGATCAGCAAATTGGTCCTGCATATAATGAAGATATGTATTATGATTCTAAATTAAATAATGGATTAAATGCAATGAATAGTGAAATTAAAACTGTAAAAGTTATTAAAATAATGGGTATTAAAGTTCTTAGAACAGAAAGTTCAGGAGAAGGAGTAAATCAAAAACCTGAAAATTATTGGTTTAATCCTAATACTAGAATTGTATATGATTTTGATTTAGATTTTCCTATTGGTAGAGTTAAATTAGATGATGATGACCTACCTAAAAAAGCAATGATAAATGATGAATCATATTATATTATTGAAGAAATTATAGATATCCCAAAAACAAGAATCGTATAAAAAATATAATAATATATTTTTATAATATTATTATATATGAAAGAACATTTAGAAGAATCTACATCAAAATATAAAGATCCATATAATAATGAACCAATTATGGATAATTATGTTTTTTTTCCACTATCAGATTTATTAGTATCACCATTAAGAAATGTTGGATTAACACCAAATGGAGTAACTTTAATTAGTTCAATATTTCAATTATATACTATTGTATTACTTAGTGTAGGAAAAGTAGAATATGCATGTATATCTTATATTATTGGATATCTATTTGATTGTATTGATGGTAATATGGCAAGAAAATATAATATGGGATCTAAATATGGAATGGCATTAGATATGGTTTCAGATAATATAACAAATTTATCGTTAATATTATATATTATATATCAAAAAGGAATAAATATATATATAATTGGAATAATACTATTTACTTATTTATTAAGTATATGTACTGGAATTAATGAAGCAATATCTTCACATAATGTTTCCAAATCAGATAATTTTTTAGCAAAAAAACAAAATGAATTTAAAAATGAATCATATTTCATATCAGATTTATATTTATTAATAATAAAATCTGTATATTATAATTATAAATTTATATTTCCAGAATATAATGAAGAAAAATTAAAAGTATGGTTAAGAATGTTAAAAGAATTTGGCCCAGGAAATTATGCAATTTTTATTACATATATATTATATAAGAATTTTATAGAGAATTCAGTAAATATCTAAAGTGCTAAATTTATTTCAACATTTGTCTAATCACACCAATACGCATACTCATAATAATTTGATGATAATAAAATAACGGATGTCTAATATAATTATATCTACTTGCAAAATTACTTTGATCATTTACTGGATCTGCATTTTTGTCCAAGTATGAAATTTCTAGTGGTACATTTGTAGAATCATAAAATTTAAATGTTAATTTTGAAATATTTAATAATGTTTGTTCTTTAAATACTTTAGTAGGAGATCTAACACTAGCATATGCAATATAATTTTTTGCTCTAGACATACGAACAAAATATGTAAATTGTTTTTTATCAGTTGTCATTATTGGTAGATATATTATTTCAGGAATATCGAGTCTTAAGTATGGATTTGAATTTAATTTGTAAGAATTACTTATATAATATCTATTGTATATATCTTTAGTATTTATTTCATATACAATAGATATATTATTATTTATTAAATAATTTAGAGTACCATTATAATTATTACAGATTCTAATAGTAAATGAACCTAGACCAATTAAATCATTATTTTTAATATCATTTTGATGAGTATTATAATATGTCTTAATATCATAATAAGTTGGATCTTTTGTTAGTTCTTCTTTTGTAATATTAAATTGAGGGAGAGTTAAATAAAATATTTGAAATACTTTAATATTTTTAAAAAATTCAGTAAATCTTTCAGATACAAAATTAAATGGATTTGGATATTTAGTATAATCTCTATCAGTTGAATCTATTGTTAAAGTAACATATTGAAGATACGTAGTAGATTTCATTGTTGCATTTTTAAATTGTGTAGGTTGGACATATAATCCATAACTAGTTGGTAATTTACTAGGATCTTCTTTTTCAGTGCGTTCTTGGGTAACAGATGTTTTAGGAATATCTGTTTTAATAGATTTATATTTGTATACTGGATTATTTGGATTATATGATTGCATAAGATAATTTAGTATTTTATTTTATTTATTAAAATTTAAATTAATAAATAAATTTTTAATTAAGGTTAAAATTAATAAATAAATTTTTAATTAAGGTTAAAATTAAAAATTTATTTAGTATACATGAATATGAGTAATTTACATGATTTAATTGTAAATGATAGACACATAAATTATATCTCTAGTGAATTAGCAGATGCAAATAATATGGATATGTCAAATCCAATTATTCAAAATAAAATTAAAAGAACTGTTACAGATGTATTAGAACATACATATAATATATTTGATAAAACTAAAATTCATGATGTAAATGAAGCAATTAATAAAGTTGTAAATGTTACAATGAAAAGACTAAAATTAGAACCGAGACAAAGAAATGTAGCAGTTCCTGTTAATATGAGAATGCCACCACAACATAGTACAAATACTAGATTTAATAATGATTCATTAGAATCAAGAACAAATAATTATATGAAAGATTATAGAGAATTTAATGTTTCTACAAAACCACAAGATGTTCCTGATTGGTTAAGATCACAAAATACTAATCCTAAAAGATTAATGGAAGAACAACAAAAAAATAATAATATGCCAAAAGAAATATTTAATAAAACATCTACAAGAAAACCAAACCAAGTATTTAATGATTCAGAAGCAAATCCTTCACAAGATGTTGAAGATTATAGTGGTAATTTAAATTTTAGTTATTTTAATGATACACCTGAAATTACAAGTGCATTTGACGATGCATTTTACAATACTGGAATTGATCCATCAAGTATGAATGATGTTATAAATGATTCACTCGATACAAGATTAAAAAAAATTGAAAGTGAACGTAATGCAATAAAAGTCCCAGAACAAAAAATAGATAATATAGATGAATTATTTAAAAATGACAAAGAATTTAAAAAATATATAGGTGTTGTAAATAAAAATCCAATAGTTAAAAGTGAAGAGCAAAATGAAAATAAGATGATACATCAATCAAATAAAAATCAACAATTAATGGCACAACAAAATAGAATGCATCCAGGTGTCATAAATACTGCATCACAATATTCTCAACATAATCAACAACAACAATTTGAACAATATGAACAACAATTACTTATAAAATTTTCTACAAAAGAAAAACAATATCAAGAACAATTACAAATTATGCATAATAAAATGGGTAAGTATGAAGAATATTTAAAAATATTAATGCAAAAGTATAATGAAATTAGAGAAGAGAGAGATTTAATAAAGAAATCAAGTATGGAAAGATTTAAAAATACAAATTCAGTAGCAGTAGATGCACTTGAAGAGAAAAAAGCAGAATTATTAAGAATATCTCAAGGAATCCAAGAAAAAATTAATAGATTAGAGTCACTACAACAAAATACAGAAGATAATAACGATGAATAAAAAATCATATATATAATATGATTTTTTAACAAATATTTACAGTATTTTTTTTAATAATATTGTCATAACCAGAAAAATATTTTTTTCTACATACATTCATTTCTTTATCCGTTATGCGAGTTTTATGAATACTATCAAAAGAATCACCACGAACTAATCTAATAATATTATTTATTGCATAAATACCACATTCAGAACCACCAAATTGGTGTTGAGTTTTATTAAATTTTATATCATATTTTTGTTCAATAACATTTTGCCCACTTTCATTTAAATATGAATTTATAGGTAGTTCCATTTTTTTTCCTGTGTCTTCTTTATACCATTTTTCAGCTATTTTTTTAACCAATCTCTTAACACGTATTTCAGGTGGTTTACCTGCAGAATCTGAATAATATATATGTTTATTTTCAGTATCTATATAAAAGGAGACCCAATGTGATCCTGATTTATAATGTTCATCTAAATTATAAACAATTCCAATCTTCTTTTTTCCTTTTTTTGATAATTTATTGTAATCAAGATTTTTTACTCCAAATTCATCTAAGTCTTCTATATCAATGGGTACTGCACCTACAAATAAAAAATCAGGATATAAACTCATATATCTTTCCATGCATTCATTAATTTCAGTAGTGCTTAACCAATCAAATTGTCCAGCTGGTCCAGCAGGTTTAAATGCTTCATTTAATTTTTCTTGATTTTTTATAAATTTTAATGTAGGCCAACAAGTTTGTTCAGCGCATTCAGTTAATTTTTCTTTTAGTGCTTTTAACATATCTTTTTTAGTTGAATGTAATTTTATTTTATCTTTAGATGAACTATTATAATCTTGTGCTATGTTGTGTAATTCTTCTAATGTAAAACATGATTCAAAAGAATTATCTCGTCCAACTGCACAATTATTTTCTTTTTGCATATATTAGCAAAATATTTTTTATTTATAAGTATTATATGAATAAATTTCCCAAAAATAGTTATCAAGATAATAATTCTAAAAATAGAATGGCAGGATTAAGTCCAACACCTATTAATAATGTATTTCCTAATCAAAAAACAGATCCTAATACTTTTTTAACTGAAAATGTACAAAATACAAATCAATATCTTTATGCAGCTGATATGGTTTTAGCAAAAGGTATTGTTAATGATAATAGTATTACATATCCTAAAAATGCAGCGGAATATGGACTTTATTTAGATAGAAAAGAATTTAAGTTAGATATGCCTTTATATCCAAATATATCTGATAATTTAGCAGCTGAAAATGTAAGTGAATATGTAATTATAATTGATAGTAGCGATAGAAATACTGCATTATATCCAAATCCATTTATATTAAAAACTTTTTTTAATCAATCAGATGATGCAACTAGATTAAATATACCTCGTGTATTTGAAAATGTAAAGTTTATGCGTATTGAAAATGTAATATTACCCAGACAATATTTACTACAAAAATATACTGTAACAGATATATCAACAGATACAACAGTTCCGTCTGAAGATATTCCAATTGTAACAGCTACTTTAGCTGAAATATATTCATATGCATCTGCTGGTAATGATGTACCTAGTCCATTAACAACACCAAATTGTCAAACAGTGCAAGTAATTAATTTGAAATCATATGTTTATACAATGAATGTAACAGATGGAACAAAATCTGCAGTATATACGGTAACATATCCAAGTAATGTAACATATAATAGCCAATATTATAGTTATACATATGTATCTGGATCACAAATAAATAATTATGATTTAGAAACATATGTATCTGGATTAAATTATAATATGGTTACTACTATAGGTAATACTAAAAAAGTTAATAGTGGAAATTATAATTTATTGTTTACATTAACAGATATTACACCTATCAGTATTATAGTAAAATTTATGATTGATAATAATATATCGACAAGACGTACATATGAATATAATACTGCATTAAATAGTGTAACTGGGACATTATATTTTTATTATTTTTTATCTAAAACATTAGATGGTGATAGATATTTAATGTTAAATATAGAAGAAATTAATGATAATAATGTAAATTCAACAAATGCTGCATTAAGAGATGCATTCTGTCTATTATCACCTGATTCATATGGTGAATTACATTATTATGCATCTACAAATTATCAAGATAAAATATATAAAATGTCTAATTTGGGTAATATTAATAGATTGACTTTGACATTAAAAGATAGTTATGGAAATCAATTACAAATGCCTAATTTAGATTTCCATATAAATACGGATAAACAATGTAATTGTAGTGGGACTGATTATGGCTGCCCTTGTACGTATATTAGACATCCGTATTATAAATGGTTACAAGTACAATATATGATTAAAATAGGGGTAGTGGAGACGGAATTGGACAAGAAAATTTTTTATTAATTTTATTAAAAAAAATTTGAAGGAAACAAGAAAATTTTTTATTAATTTTATTAAAAAAAATTTGAAGGAAACAAGAAAATTTTTTATTAATTTTATTAAAAAAAATTTGAAGGAAACAAGAAAATTTTTTATTAATTTTATTAAAAAAATTTGAAGGAAACAAGAAAATTTTTGACTATATCATGTATAGTCAAAAAATTGAAAAAATAATTATTAAAGTAAGTCATTAAATTTAATCACTGGCGCGCAAAAGTAATAAGTCTCAACACTCTTTACGCGTCTAACGCTCCTATGTACGGTGCGTATGTTTACGGCAATGGCGGGTACCACCCTGGGATGGGTGGCGGGTACTACCCTGGTGTGGGTGGCGGGTACTACCCTGGTATGGGTGGCGGGTATCACCCTGGTATGGGTGGCGGGTACCACCCTAGCATGGGTGGCGGGTACCACCCTAGCATGGGTGGCGGGTATCACCCTGGGATGGGTGGCGGGCCTGCGCCTCCGATGGCTGCGGCGCCTCCAAAGGCTGCGGCGCCTCCAAAGGCTGCTGTGCCTCCGATGGCTGCTGTGCCTCCGCCCAAAATTATTGAACTTCCCAAAGATGATTCTGGCTTTGATATTCCTCCTGATTGCAAACCTCCCCCAACCAGTTCATGGAAAACGTGGCACGAGTTAGATGGAGAGCTAATTTTTGCAGTTGGTCGTGATGCTATTAATGTTTTATCTATTATTTTGATTGAAGGGTATAATCAGTACGATATGCGAGTAGTTTATGCATTTTATCACGGGCACTGGCGTGTACTAGACCGCCCTGAACACCTCAAATTTATTGGCTGTGATTCTTCTCCATTTGGCAGGGAAGTTAGTACAAATCAAAAATCTTCTATGTATATTTCATTTTTAGACAGACGTACGCAATTAGAGCAGCCCCCAATGTTTGCAAATGGTCCGATTGAGTGGTGCCAAAAGTACTTGGATTCTGTTTTGACTGAATCTGAGATGCAAAAAATTATTTCAGTTGAACCTGTTAATATGACTCTTATTTTTATTACTCCTGTATTTTTTGAGCAGTGGCTACGCAATTTTAAACGCGCGGGTGTGCGCGGTCTACAAGAAAAAGCAACTATGTATATTGTTGATGATGAGCACCCTCCTGAACACGCATTTCCTTGTTGCACAGATACATATTTTAGTGATGTTTTTGGTCATGCCTATGTTCGTTGCAGCCATACTGAATCTCAAAGTGAACGCTATTCTTCTGCAAATGACTATACTTCTTTAGTTCCTGGGTGTCATGCAAATAGATGGATAATTGGTGGGACATATATGTATTTAGTTCCTCGGTCTGTTTTAGAACAAACATCATTAAAAAGTGAAATCCCACGCTTATTAGAAAAACAAAAACGTAATTTTGCATTGTATAAAAAAATTGAATCAGACTTTAGTGCACTACGCAAATCACCTGCGTGGATTAAATCCGAACAGAAAATTAAAGACGAAGAAAAAATGTTTGATGACTTATTTACTGCACTTAAAATGCGTGCACCGTTTTATATTCAAACTGAAGAAATAGGTAATGTATTTCGTGTGTGCCTTGATCCCAGCATAGGTGACAGGCGTCAAAAATCTGAAGTTAATATTTTGAAACTAGAGTGGGATAGCCTACCTGAAGACATTCGTACTCGTGTACCAGCGAGTCTTATTAACATTAAAGAAGACCAAGTTATTATTACGATCCCTGAAGTAAAATGGAGCATCAGAGCGCTAAAAGCATCTGTGTGCCCCAATGAACAACTGTGCAGACACAAGGGTAAGTGCAGTGGAAATTTAGTAAACATGGACAAACAACTAGAACAACAGGGTCACTTTAAAATGTTTTTTCACTTGGATGATGGGATCGGTTGCCCTGAAGACTATCATTCAAATAACGAATATGGAATAACTGACATGGTGTGGGGTTCCTATTCATTAAATAAGAGTGTCAGACTAGGTGAATATTTACCACTGCATTTATTTTCTAATTATAAAATAGAAAAGCCTCCCGTAGCTCCCAAGGAAGATAACGGGAATAAATTTAAAACACTACCAGACTGCATATGTTTACCAAGTTTATCAGAAGACAGTGACAAATTTATTGAATTTAAACAAATTATTAAACTAGCCAAGGGAATGACTGAAGAAGAAGCAGATAAACCATCTGATGTCATGGCTACTTATTTTGAATGGCAACATGCAGATTTGCTTGATAGTTTACCAGCATCTGTAGACATTAATCAGTTTTTGAAAACAGCCAACCATATTAATAAAAAAGTACACTTAGATTATAATATGGTTTATGGTACTATGATTAAAATTATGGGACTAAAACTAGTGTGTCCTTGTTGTGATGCCTAGATATTATTTTATTAAACTAAATTACATTTTAATTCTTCAACGTTTTATTATATTAAATATTAAATAAAAATTGAAAAATTAACTCTATAGAGACTCTATTAAATTTTTAGCATCGCTAAGAACACGCATAAGTTTTTAGCATTGGATTGAGATGACAAGCAACCCCACGAACAACTCCAACGGCGGGTACCAGATGGGCGGTGCGCCTCCCTACGGCGGGCACCAGATGGGCGGTGCGCCTCCCTACGGCGGGTACCAGATGGGAGGGGCGCCTCCCTACGGCGGGTACCACCCTGGCATGGGTGTCGGGTACCACCCTGGCATGGGTGTCGGGTACCACCCTGGCATGGGTGGCTGGTACCACCCTGGCATGGGTGGCGGGTACCACGCG